ATCTGGAAAAGATACAAATTGAGGCTGCTCTCAAAGGTAAAATTACTGAAGAGGAACGCGTACGCCTAGAGTTAATGAAAGCTATTGCCAATGAGGAAGGCGATAAAGCTGAGCGTTTAACTGAAAAGCTAGCCAAGATGCAAGCAGACACAGAAAAGCTTGCTGATACGCTCATGACCTTAAAGGCTGGAGATCCATTCTCTGAATGGGATGTTTACTTTGCTAACGCTAAGAAACTTATTGATGATCTCTATGCTAGCTTTGCTGCAAATACAAAAATGCTCAATGACCTTACTAGCTCAATCAACGATAGCAAGGCAGCTGCTAGTGCAGCTGTTATGGCTGCTAAGACTGACAAAGCTACTGCCTATTCTGAAGCTGCCGCTGCATCCGGTAACTTTGCTGCCCTAGCTGCTCAGGATGCCGCTAAGGCCATCAACGATGCTGCCGCTGCTATCGCCGCTGCTACAACTCCACAAGAAAGAGTAGCTGCTGAAGAGGCAATGCGCGCTGCGATGGAGTATCAATCAGGCGCAAATATTCTGGGTGAGAGCGTAGCTGCTGCTGACTTAGCTGCTGCCCTTGCTGGCCTAGAGCTTGCTAACGAGTATTTGAACCAATCAATCGAAGCCGCTGGAACAGCCGGAATCATTCCTGAAGTAAACGTAACTGTAAACGTGGCCGGCAATATCACCACAGAGCAAGACTTAGTAAGTTCAATAACTGATCAACTTTATCAATTTCAAAAGTCTGGTCAAGGTTTAGTTTATAGTTCGGTGGCTATCTAATGCCAGCTGCACCTGTAATTGGGGCAATCGTAGACTTTAGCAACGGTGTGCCATTTATTACCAATAACTTTATCCTGGATGATCCTGTTTATGGTGCGCTTGATTTTGGTCAATTGACAGATACGGCCATTAACATTGTGGACATAACTAATAGCATTGTCAATGTTTCTATTCGCCGTGGCCGTAACCGTATCCTTAACAAGTTTGAAGCTGGTACAGCCAACGTAACGATTTATGATCAAAACGGTGATTGGAACCCTAGTAATCCTTCAGGTGCGTATTACGGTGACTTAAAGCCACTACGCAAGATTCAAGTTTATGCGGATTACAACGGCACACGTTATTACATTTTTAGCGGTTTTATTACCGATTATGACACCAGTTTTAATATAGGTACTGAAGAGGTTTCCAGGGTTACTTTGAAATGCGTTGATGCTTTCCGGCTATTACAGGGAGCGCAAGTAACCACCGTTACAGGCGCGCCAGCTGGTCAGCTATCAGGCGCACGTGTGAATGCCTTGTTAAACGCGACAGATTGGCCTTCAGGGCTACGAGATATTGATACTGGTCAGTCTACCCTTCAGGCCGACCCCGGAACGGCTAGAACGGCCTTACAAGCCCTTAGAACGGTAGAGGATAGCGAGTTTGGTGGCATATTTTTAGATGCCGAAGGGCGAGTAACCTTTATAGATCGAGATCAGCTTACAACCAGCCTAGCTTCTCCTTTATATGATTTTTCAGATGATGGAACAGGTATAGCGTTCCAAAACGCTGTTACAGCTTTTGACGATACTTTGATTGTAAATGACGTAACGGTTACTCGTTTAGGCGGCAGCCCACAGAACGTATTTAGCCAACCTAGTATCGATACCTATTTCATACACTCAGGCGTACGTGAAGGTATTTTGGTTCAAACTGATTCTGAGGCTTTAGACCAGGCTTCTATGTTGCTTTCTACGCGTAAAGACACAGAAACCCGCATAGATAGCATCCAGCTCAATTTAGAGGATGGGAACGACACTACCCGCTGCACAGCTGGTTTAGCGATTGAATTGCTGGATTGCGTTACGGTCAAAAAGGCTATGCCCGGAAATACCAGTATTCAGCAGACTTTATTGGTGCAGGGGCTATCCCATGATTTTAACAATCGAAAAATGACCACAACGGTCTATACCGGGGAAAGTCTTATCACCGGTTTCGTGTTAGATTCGGCATCGCTTGGTATACTAGATACCAGCGTACTAGGCTACTAAGGAGTAACATGCCAACAGGTTATCCATTTACATCCGGTGATATTCTTACCGCAGCTGAGATGAACAGCCTTGTGGCTTTCACAATCAATGCTCAGTCAGGTACTACCTACACACTTGCAAGCACAGATCAATATCAGGTTTTAGTGCAAACAACCAATGCCGGAACAAAGACTGTGAGCATCCCAACAGATGCTACATATAATTTTCCCGTGGGTACTTGCATTTCGTTTCTAAATACCGGAGCTGGTGACTTAACAGTTAATGCCGTCACTCCAGGAACGACTACAATTACCAGCGTAGGTGGAACCGCAACAGCACCTAAGGTTGCACAATATAAATCAGCAGCAGCCATTAAAACTGCCGCTAATGCTTGGACAGTCGTGGGAGCTGTTTCTTAATGTTAAATAACGTTGTCGCAGTCATGGGCGGGGCTGGTGCTTTGCCAAAAACTACATCGCTAGAAGTTTTGGTTGTAGCTGGTGGCGGTGGCGGCGGTGATGGATTTAATTCATACGCTGGTGGCGGTGGCGGTGCTGGTGGATTAGTTTACAATTCCAATTTCAGCGTAACAGCTTTATCTACTTACAATTTGACCGTAGGTGGTGGCGGTGCTGGTGGAAACGCTGGAAGCGGAACTGTTGGAAATGCAAGCAATTTTAATGGAACTGTAACTGCCAATGGCGGCGGTCGCGGTGGTGGTGAAAATACCGCTGGTGGTAATGGTGGCTGCGGTGGTGGCGGTGGAGCTGCTAACGCTACTCAATCTGGCCCTGCTGGTGGAACTGGCAATCAAGGTTTTAATGGTGGAAGCGCATACTCTGTCGGTACTGGCGGTAAATCTGGTGGTGGCGGTGGCGGTATGGGAGCCGTTGGCGCAGCTGGTGTAAGTTATAGCGGCGGTAATGGTGGAATTGGTGTAAACACTTATTCAACATGGGCATCTGCAACATCTAGCGGTGATTCAGGTTATTTCGCTGGTGGTGGCGGTGGAAGCGGTGGTGATGCTGGCGGTTCCGGTGGAACTGGCGGTGGCGGTCAAGGTGTTTCTACTGGCAATGGAGTATCTGGTACAGCTAATACAGGTGGTGGCGGCGGAGCCGCTGGTACATCTGGTACTGCTGGATCAGGTGGTAGCGGAATTGTTATTATTCGCTATGCAAGCACATTCGCTGATTTAACATCAACAACCGGATCACCAAGCTATTATGTTTCCGGTGGATATAAGTATTACAAGTTTACCGCCTCTGGGAGTGTGACTATTTGATGGCTCATTTTGCAAGAATTGACGAAAACAACGTTGTGCAAGAGGTTTTGGTTGTATCCAATGACTTGGAACATAGAGGCCATGATTTTCTAGCTAACGATTTAGGTTTGGGTGGCACTTGGATTCAAACCAGTTATAGCGAATCATTTAGAAAAAACTTTGCTGGAATTGGTTTTTATTATGATGCTGAAAAAGATGCTTTTATACCACCTAAGCCTGGTGACAATTTCGTATTAGATCAAGACACGTGCAAATGGGTTAGCGTAGATGCCTAAATTATGCAAAGCCGGGCAACAACTCAGAGAGCAGATTGACGATGCGTTCCCCGATAGAGATAGAGCTTCGGATGGGTGGCTCGGTGATGCGAAGCATGCGGCTCGTAAGTCCGATCACAATCCTTCTAGCGAAGGCATTGTACGTGCCCTCGACATTGATGCTGACCTTCGATCCCACAAATCCGAGGCGTTTGATCTTGCTGATCAGTTACGATTACTTGCCAGATCTGATAAACGAGTTTCTTACATAATCTTTAATGGCAAAATTGCTAGCTGGAAGCGTAACTATAAGTGGCGTAAATACACAGGTATTAACCCGCATAAGACACATATCCATATTAGCTTTACAAAACTGGGCGATAATGACCGGAGCATGTTCCGGATTCCTCTACTAACAGGAGAGCCTATAAATGGAAAACCTAAAAAGCGCAGCCGCATCTTGGGCAAGAAGCTTCTTAGCAGCAGCACTAGCGACTTATCTAGCGGTGGGGTTGGATTGGAAAACAATCCTAACCAGCAGCATTGCTGCCGTTGCACCTGTAATAATCCGCTGGCTAAATCCTAACGATCCAGCTTTCGGTCGGCGATGAACCCAACAGACTGGGCAGCATTTGTTCTGGCGTGTCTTTCCATAGCTGCGCTACTTATCGGTGGATTGCGGTACATTATTCACCATGAGTTACCGCCAATGCTTTCGCAGTATGAGCAAAGATTGTTCAAGCTGGAAACAATGGTAATGGAGTTATTGACACATGAGCGCAAGAAAACTATCAAAAAGAGAACTCGCTAATTTACGCCGCGCTAAAGCTGCGCGAGCAAAGCGAGATAAGCGCGAGCCATTAACGCCACTTGACGTGTGGGCTATTGAGGTGCATGAAGCCTATTTAGCCCTATTACGTCATGGCTTTACACATGAGCAAGGTATGGATTACGTGACTAGCACTTTCCATAGACCCGCCTTGCCCGATTGGTCGGTCACCAATCCCGATCACTCGCCCTACGAGGATGAGGATGACGAGGATTAAGCGATTAGTCGTTATATCTGACTTACAAGTACCTTTTCATGACACAAAAGCCGTTAGAAACATTTCAGCCTTTATCAAACGCTACAAACCTGATGACGTTTTATGCGTTGGTGATGAGCTGGATTTCCAGACCATTTCACGTTGGTCATCTGGGCGTGATGAGTGGTCAGGCAGTATCGGACGAGATCGCGACACTTGCCAAACTGTCCTCTATGAACTCGGTGTCACGCATATAGTCCGCAGCAATCATACGGACAGACTTTACAATTCACTAAGCAAAAGACTTCCTGGCCTGATTGGATTGCCAGAGCTTGAGTATGAAAACTTTATGGCCTTTGATGCCTTAGGCATTACTTTCCACCGCAAGCCTTACCAATTCCACGAGAACTGGGTGATGGTGCATGGTGATGAGCAAGCCACTAAGCCACATGGGGGTTTAACGGCCCTAGAAGCCGCAAAGAGGCATGGTAAAAGCGTGGTGTGTGGTCACACCCATAGACAGGGGTTATCGGCCTTCTCAACGGCCTCTGGAGGCGTTTTAACAGGTACTCTGACCGGCTTTGAGGTTGGTCATTTAATGGACATATCTAAAGCCTATTACACACGTGGCACGATGAACTGGCAGCAGGGATTTGGCATTATCTATATCGACAAAAAGCGTGTGCAGCCGGTAGCCATACCCATAGAACGTGATGGATCATTTATTGTGGAAGGCAAGAGATTCGGGTAGTATTACCAAAGACGAAGGGTCGTCGCGAAAGCCCGGTATCCAAGCGTATTGCAAATCAAAATACGTTCCGGGCTTTCATAACAAAAACGTTATACGACACGCCCATATTTAATTAACAGACTGTCTGTCAAATGCCGTACCTTTTGGAATAACGAAAGGGGCAATATGAAACACAACCTAACAGCTGAGCAGATAGTCTATGTCTGTTTTGGCCTACTCATGTTAGTTGCAGGGCTTTACAGTTATATCCAAAAGGTTAAGGAAAACTACTATCGAAAGGGCTACGCGCATGGATGGAACAGGGCAAAAGGCGTTTTCAGCAAAGGTAATACTAGATGAGGCCGCTGACACAATCGGTGACAGAGGACTTGAGTACGGACACCCGGCAATCAATATCAAGCGAATCGCTGAGTTATGGTCTAGCTATTTCGGGCGGGAAGTTGACCCGCTGGATGTGTGCATCTGCATGGCGTTGGTCAAAATCTCAAGGCTCGTTGAAACTCCAAAGCGGGATAGTTTTGTGGATTTGGTCAGCTACGCGGCACTTGCCGGTGAAATGGCGATTGGAACGGACTGGGCTGATTATGGCAAAGATTACGCCGAGTAAGAGAGGCCAATGGTGTTGCTATTGCAAAGCAAGATACGGAGTAAACAATGTTAAAGGGCAAGCCCAAGCGGTCTGGTCTATTACGTCATTTGTCCACGGCAAGGTCATTGACAGGCATTACTGCTTTACTTGCGCTAAAGAAGTCCAACTATGGTCAGATGGCTCAGTATGGACTTTCAAGGAGCAGCTTGACTTCAGAGAAGGGAAACAAACACTAGATGTTCAACTTGGAGAATTATGAAGACGTGGACACGAGGATACACAAGTTTTACGCCGAAAACCCAGACGGCGCAATCGTTACGGAACTTGTTTCGAATGATGAGGAAAAGGGAATTGTTGTTTTCAAGGCATTTGCTTACCGCACCTATCTTGATACTAATCCTTCCGCTGTTGGTTATGCGCGTGGTGCTCGCAAAGATCGTGGTGTGGATCGTGATTTTTGGCTTGAGAATTGCGAGAGCTCTAGCATTGGAAGATGCCTGGCTAATCTCGGATTGTCTGCTAAAGGAAAGCGGCCTAGCTCTCTGGAAATGGCAAAGGTTAATGACGCTAAAGCAAGCCCTGAACCCATACGCGTACGGACTAAAGAGCACAAAGAGTTCCTAGAATCTACTAACAGCGCAGCTGAGATAGTTTGGGATACGACTATTGAGCCACCGGCAGATGTAATGCCGGCTTTTGATGATGCGGTAGACCTGTTAAAGACTGAGCTAGGCGCACAGCCTGTACCAATGTGTAAGCATGGTCAGCGCGTAGTACGTGAGGGCACAAGTGCTAAAGGTGCTTACAAAGGCTGGTCATGCCCGCTTCCCTACAAGCGTAAAGCTGAACAATGCAAGACCATCTGGATGGTATTAGATCCAAGTGGTCGCTGGCAGTTTAGGCCAGAGGATGAAGGCGAGATAGCCGGATGAGAAGCGACTTCTGCATTGGCTGTAAACAAATGGCCTTGTTAGCTGAGGATTATTGTATTCAATGTGAGCAACTCGATGAGCAATCAGAGTAGAAAACATAGAGGCTATGCCACACAGCGCATAGTCGCAGAATACCTTCAGCGTGAAGGTTGGGAACATGCTTTGCCGGTTGGTGCTGGTCGCGAGGGTTCCGACATCACCGGTATTAAAGGGCTAGACATTGAGATAAAGGCACGTGCTGGCCTTGACCTAGCAGGGCTAATGCGACAGCTCAATGAACGTAAAGCCACAGGGATGGGCGTAGGTGTTCTACGTCTTAATGGACAGGGTGAAAAATCCGTTGAACAGTTTGTCGCTGTTCTCACCCTGTCCGACCTTGTCTACCTACTAAAAGCTAGTGGCTACTGAGCCGTATTTACTCCATCGATGCTACGGCTGTGGCTTATGGATCTACGGGATGAGAGAAAGGTGCGAAGCATGCCAATCTACACGTTCAAGTGCGAAGGATGCGGAATCACAATAGAGCAATCCTTTGACATATACAGCGAACACACAATTTGGTGCCAGCCATGCGGTCAGCCAATGGCTAAGCAATTTACAGCACCAGCCATACACTTTAAGGGCAAAGGATGGGGCAAAGATGCTTGAGCTTAACAAGATTTATGCTGAGGATTGTTTATATACGTTGAAGCGCATAGCAGATGCAAGCATCGATTTAGTATTAACCAGCCCGCCTTACGACAATTTACGCACCTATGAGGGTTACAGCTTTGATTTCAACGCTATATCGGGTGAGCTGGCACGTGTAATTAAGCCTACTGGGGTGATTGTTTGGGTTGTTGGCGATCAGACGGTTAAGGGAAGCGAATCAGGTACCAGCTTTAGGCAAGCATTGAGGTTCATAGATTTAGGCTTAAAGCTGCACGACACGATGATATATCAGAAAAACAGCTCTACTTATTGCGCTAGACCGGACTCAAAACGTTACACACAGATATTTGAGTATATGTTTGTGATTACAAAAGATAAGCCAAAAGCGCATTTAATATGCGATAAGCGCAATAAATGGTACGGACATAAAGATTGGTCAGGCAAGATGAAAAACCCTGTTAGGGAGTTTTCGCCACGCACTAATATTTGGCGGTATGTAACGTCATTTAACGGCTGGAAGCATCCTGCGCCATTTCCTGAGCAATTAGCCATAGACCATGTAATCAGCTGGACAGATGAAGGTGATGTTGTTTACGACCCATTTATGGGGTCTGGCACTACTGCTGTCGCAGCTCTAAAAACCAATCGAAACTTTCTCGGGTCTGAAATATCATCTAACTATGTAGCTATGTCAAATGAGAGGATTTCACAAATTGTCGACAATTCAAGCCTCTGACCTGCGGTTTTGCTTTACACTTGACAAGCCTGCTATGCTCAGAACGCTTGCGCGCCTGAGAGGCAGCGCACTACGCGGTCGAGCATTAGGCCGCTCTATTGTCATTTTAGCGGTGCTAATGACAGTTAGCTTTGCCTCTGTACAGAATTCTTTCGGAAATGTACAAAAGCCACCCAACATTATGAATATAAAACTACACGCTTATAACAAGCTAAATTGGGAACAGTTTGAGTGTTACAACTGGCTGATACACCATGAGAGTAGATGGAATTACAAAGCTAAGAACGGATCGCATTATGGCTTAGGCCAGATGCGCTCTAAGTGGTATGGAACGCTCAACCCATTTAGACAGATAGATGCTCATTTGGATTATATAAAACACCGATATAACGGCGATACGTGTAAAGCGTTAAGCCATTGGGAAAGAAAGGGCTGGCACTAATGGACATAGTATGCAATAAGTGTCTATGTGTAGTTGATGAGAGTGAGATTAGCTGGACTAAGCAGCTCACTAATGACAACGTATGCATATACTGTACGCATGAGTTCGATGGCAAAGAAACCTTATAGAGCTACGGCAGGGTGGAAGAAGATTCGTGTCAAGGTTCTACAACGCGATGCTTACACTTGCGCTTACTGTGGTGATGTGGCTAATGAGGTTGATCATGTATATCCCAAGTCAAAGGGCGGTGAGGATACGTTGGATAATCTTGTGGCTGCCTGTCGCAGATGCAATATACTTAAAAA